GCTGCCCGGAGGCAGACCTGTGGCGCAACGGCCGGCCCGCGCCGAACACACCGGGCCCGGACATCCACCGCACGATGCATCGATCCTTCTGATGCACGTCCTCGCCGCCATCATTGCCGAGGCGTTCCAGGGCTACCCGGTGACCGAGAGCGCGCACACCATCGAACGTCGCTCGATCACCGTGCGCGACGCGACCCTGTGGTACACGTTCATCGGTGACGCCGACTGTCCGGCCGACGAGATGTTCATGATGCCGCGACCCACGGTGTAAGGTCTTACACACCTCAACCACCAAGGAGAACCAGTGGGTCTTGGAACATTCGATGGCCATGACGTCATCACATCCACCGTTGCGATCACCAACGCCGGCGACGGACTGTCGCAAGCGATGTCGATCGAACACACCGAGCTGCACCACGGCGACAAGGTCTACGTCGTCCTCGAGTGCGAGGTCACCAACGTCGCCTTCCCGGTGATCAAAGACACCGAGTCGCTGTCGCGCAAGCACACGCTGCGCGCCGGCGTGGCGACGATCGTCGACAAGCGTCTCGTCGATAGCGTGATCGGTGAGCAGAAGCGCAAGATCAATGAAGCCAAGGGCGTCGTGTCGCTGCCCTTGGAGGATTCTGACTGACGGAGCCAACCGTCCCCGGCTCAGTCATTCAGCAACGAGAGAGCCCCCCGTAGGAGCAGGATCCAACGGGGGGCTCTCTGCGTTCTCGGGACGACTGTCGTCGAAGGACTTGGTCTCCTCCGCCTCGAGGCGAGCCCGCTTGGCATCGGCCAGCGGTGTAGCTCCGGCCTCGACGGCGATGATGTACTTGCCGCCCTCCGGTGTGACCACGAGCGAGCCCGGCATCTGCGTCCACTTCACATAGCCGTGGCTGCGGAGCACATCGAGCTGCCGCACCACCAGGTTGTGCGTCTCGCGCATCAACCGCGACACTTCCTTGGCAGTGCAGGCCTTGTTCTCTTCGCGCACCCTCTTGATCGTCCGGAGGATCTCTGCCGCGTACTGGTCACCTGTTGATCGAACTGTTCGCATGGTCCGGGACTGTAACACCCAAGGTGTAAGCTCGTACACAATCCACCCCACCAAGGAGAAGCCGATGCCCATCAATGAACCGCACGAAGATCTCCCGGCGCGCCGGCCCAACGGCAATGCGCCGGTCCCATCCGACGAGCAGATGATTGCCGCGCCGATCGCCGCCGCGTGGTGGGAACAGTTCCAGGCCGGCCCCGACTTCCGCCGGGCCCGTGCCATTCCCGAGCTGCCGCTGCGGGCCAGCGCGGTGTCGCAGCGCTGCGACCGCCAGTTCTGGTACAGCCTGACCGACATCGAGCCGACCGACGCCAGCGATGCGGCGAGCGTGTTCCGCATGAGGCTCGGCTCGATCGTCCACGACGAGCTCGACAAGTCCGACGTGCTCAAAGGACACACCGCCAACGGCCACAAGTGGGGCTGGTTCCCGGAGGAGGCCATCGACCTGCGTCCCGCCGGCTTCCCCGGCTCGGCCCACGGTGACTGGATCTTCTACGACGACAACCAGCCGCTCGAGGTGGCAGAGATCAAGACCGTCGGCGGCTACGGCTACAAGCTGATGGCATCGAACTTCAACGGCCCCCCCGAAGGCCCGAAGTGGGAACACGCCATGCAGGCAGCGATCGTTGCCGTCGCCGTCGGTGCGCAGCGCATCCGCCTGGTCTACTTCTCGTTCGAGAACCTCGCCCCGGACGTCGCCCGCGCCGTCGGTGCCGATGAGTTCGGCCGGTTCTGCGCGGAGTGGGTGTACGACATGGACGAGCCGTTCCCCGGCACGACCAAGACCCTGCGCGAGGCGGTGGCCGTCGAGGCCAAGCGTCAGATCCGCATCCTGCACCTGGCACAACCGGCGATCGGCGATCAGCAGATCCTCCCGGAGCGGACGTTGTCGCACCCGTCCTACCCCGGCGGGGCGATGGTCACCAACCCGGCGCCGGCGCGGGGCAAGGCGACGTGGGTCAAGCTCGACATGCAGGGCACGGTTCGCTCGTCGGGCACGACGTGGATCTGCGACTACTGCGACTTCCGTACGCGGTGCATCGAGGACGGCGCGGCCAGCGTGACGATCTCGACCAAGACCGAGGGCACGCCCACCGAGGAGCTGCGCGCCGAGCAGTACATCGGACCCGACGCATGAACAGCGCCGACGCCTTCAAGGCCCTGCGCATACGCATCTGGGCCGACGCCGCCAGCGTGATCTACGTCCGCGATCCTCTGCCACCGATGACGTTGGCCGAGGCCGAGGCCTACGGCATGACCACTCAGGAGGAGGTCGACGACTACAACAAGAGCGAGGTCGAGGGTCGAGACTCCAGGGCCGACCTGCTCGCCGCCGAGCGCCGCTGGGAGGCGTGGCAGTACGTCGCCCTGTGCATGGACTGGTCCGTTCCGAAGGATCCCTACGACGTCTACGAGCAGCCCGTCGAGTGGTGCCAGCCATGACCACCTACGCCAAGAACACCGACGTCTCCGTCGAGCGCTCCCGCGCCGAGCTCGAGCGCACGCTGCAGCGCTACGGAGCGACGGCGTTCGGGTACATGACCGAGGCCGGGCGAGCGGTGATCATGTTCGAGTCGCACGACCGGCGGATCAAGTTCGACCTGCCGCTCCCGCGACCGGACGATCGGGAGTTCACCCACCACGCGCGTGGCGCACGGACGACGACGGCTGCGGCTGCGGCGTGGGAGCAGGCCTGCCGGCAACGGTGGCGCGCCCTCAACCTGGCGGTCAAGGCCAAGCTCGAAGCAGTGGAGTCGGGGATCGCCGAGTTCGAGGACGAGTTCCTCGCCTACCTGGTGCTGCCCAATGGGCAGACCGTCGGCGACTTCACTCGTCCGCAGATCGCCAAGGCCTACGAGAACAACCAGATGCCGGCGCTGATGCCGGGGGCGTCATGAAGTCCGTCTGTTATGTCTGCGGCGCGCCGTTGATGACCGTCAACGCGCACACCTACCACGCCGAGGGCTGCCCGCGACGTGACGATCCCACCGCCGGCTGTTGGAACTACAAAGCGTGCGGCGAGGATGTGCACGAATCGTGCTGCCCGACATGTCTCGGCCCGAACAAGCCGCAACAGCCGACGCTGCCGTTCGAGCCGGCCCGCGTCCACGCTCGCAAGGGCGATCCGTACACCAGCGACCAGGCGCTCAAGGCCATCGCCAAGGACACGACGCTGATGAACGGCATCTGGGTCTACGCCAGCGAAGTGCGACGACAGTTCGGTCATCCAGCGTTCAACGACACGATGCTGACCGCATGGCTCGAGTGGCACACCGGCCGACGCCAGCAACGCAACGTCGTCGCTCGCTCTCGTGGCTTGCTCGTACAGGCTGGGCTGCTCCGAGAAGCGGGAGTCCAGAGCTACGACGGCCGCGAGCTCATGCACTACGAGATCCACCCCGACAACCCCAAGGAGAAGCAGTGAAGCAGACCTACAGCGTGGCATTCGAGACGACCACCGTCGACATCTGGGAGGTCGATGCCAACAACCAGAACGAAGCGACGATGCTCGCCACGATCGAACGTCAACACTACCTCGACGAGAGCGACCCGGATCGCGACGGCTATGGCCCGACGCACTCGCACGTCACCAAGATGAAGCTGCTACCGGTGAAGCCGACGGTGCAATGAAGCGACACGCCATCACCGCCATCGCCGACATCGACCGGCGCGCGCCCGAAGCCGGGCGGATCCGGCTGGGGATCCAGACCAAGGCGGCCAATGGCAAGATGCGGCCGGCGTCGATCAACACGCTGCGCTTCACCTCACCCGACCGCGCCGTCATCGAGCAGATCGCTGCCAGGTACGGCGGCACCGTCGAGGCATGGGACGAACCCAAGGCCAGTCCCTCGCACCAATGGCAGGTGATCACCGAGTCCAACGAGGTCCGCGTCTACCTGCCGAGCGATGGGCTGTCGACGTGGTACGAGCTGTGGAAGGCGACGGGCGGCAACCTACGCCGCTGCGACGGGGTGACCTGCGCGACGCCGCAGCTGTGCGGCGACGGCGACTACGAGATGGTCGACGTGCCGTGCATCTGCGCGGCCAAGGGCGCGCTGGAGTGCACGGCGGTCTCGCGGCTGACCGTGATCCTGCCCGAGTTCGCCTTCCTCGGCACCTGGCGGTTGGACACCAAGGGCTGGAACGCCCACCAGGAGCTGCCGGGGATGTACGACTTGATCCAGGAGCTGAACCGGCGCGGCCACATGGCCGACGCGGTGCTCAGCGTCGAGCGCCGCGAGAAGCAGACACCCACCGGCAAGCGGAACTTCGTCGTGCCCCGGCTGGCTGTCCGCACCAGCGTCGAGGAGCTGCAGTCCGGCACTCCGGTGGGGTCGATCGGCACAGGGCCACACAGCGCCCTCTCCGTGGTCCCTGAGTTGAACGCCGGCGTTCAAGTTGGCGATCAAGTAGACATCGTCGAGGCCGAGGTGATCTCCGAGGAGCTGCTCGAGGTGGAAGCCAGGCTGCGCGCCGACGCCGCCAACTTCGGGCTCGACGAGGACATGTACGTCGAGGCAGTCAAGGCCCAGACCGATGGCGAGATCGCCCGGATGCGGGTCTGCAGCGACAAGGTGCGCGCCGAGGTCATCGAGCCGATCGGCTTCGCCAACAACCGAGTGCAATGGCGGACCAAGTGAGCGCCGGCACGAGCGACACCATCCTCATCGACGACGGTGCGACCTGGACCGAGGTCGGCACACCACTGCCGGTCACCGGCACGTCGGGCCCGCCGCTCGGCGCGACCGCGCTCGGTCTCTGCGTGGTCGGTGCGCTGCTGGTCCGGTGGGTGAAGCGATGAAGCGCCGACTGCTGTCCACCTACCGCTGCCCGCTGTGCTTGAAGCACACCCGGCTGATCGGCCGTCTACGGAGGGCACATCCGCCTTTGTGCTGGCACAAACACACCGAGAAGTGGGGCGCTGCCCCCAAGACCACCCGACTGGAGGGAGCGAGATGACCATAACCGACGCCCCGATCAATGACCGCTGCACCTGCGGCGAGCAGATCCGGGACAACTACGAGCCGGGTGTCCGCCCGTTGGGCAGGGCGGTCGGTGGTTGGATGCACAGCTTCGACGGCCTGCCGTGCTTCGCGATGACGGGCGGCGGTGGTGGGGCCGGTAGGTCTCCCGACTACATCATCCACGCCGGCGTCGGCAGCGGAGCCGGTGCCTGGACCGCGCCGCCCAAGAAGGAGACCGCCAACCTCGGTCTGGCCACCACTGAGGAGTTGTTCCGCGAGCTGATTGCTCGCTTCCGTTCGTACACGGACTACGACAGGGCCATCACCATCGCCGAGATGCTCGGTGGTCTCAGCGCCAACGACCGCGAATATCGGCCGGCCGATGCCTGACCACACGACCACTCACCTCTCGCCCGATACCGACGAGGCGACCCGGTGAAGCGATCCCCGCTCCGCCGTGGCACAAGCACCTTGACGCGATCACCCCTGGCTCGCATCGGGCGCAAGAAAGCCGGCAAAGCAGGACGACGTGCCACCGTGGTCGAACACATCCGCAACCGCGACGTGTCCTGCCAGTTCTGGAACTTCGTCTGCGCCAACTGGATGGAACTCGAGATCGTCGCACCACCGTGCAGCGGACACCTCGACGTCCACGAGATCGTCCCGCGCTCGGTGTGGCCCGACGGCGACCTCGACGAGGACAACTGCGTGCTGCTGTGCCGCGTCCACCACAGCTGGCTCGACGGCGATCGCAATCTGGCCGAGCAGATCGGCCTGTACCGGAGGTTCAAGCCACTATGACGGGCACATCTCCAACTGCGCTGTCATTCTTCGTCGCCGGCGTACCGATCCCGCAGGGCTCGATGAAGGCCGTGTCGATCAAGGGCAAGAAGTTCACCCAGCTGATCTCCGACAACGGGGCCGTCCTCAATCCATGGCGCGGCAAGGTCGTCGACGTCGCCACGCTGGCCCGCAATCTGCACGGGTGGCCGACGAACTACACCGGGGCGGTACAACTGTCCTGCCGATTCATCCTGCCGATGCCGCCGTCGCGTCCGGCCGCCGCGCGTCGCGCCGGCATCGACGTGTGCCGTGTCAAGCCGGACCTCGACAAGCTGATGCGTGCCATCGGTGACGCGCTGACCATCGCCGACGTCCTCGACGACGACAGCCGCATCGTCCAGGCCCACCTCGCCAAGTACGAGGTCCTCGAGCACCAGCTGTGCGGCGTCGAGGTCGTGCTGCAGATGATGACCGAGTTCGACACCGCCACCAGCACCCAGTCTCTGCTCGCCCGCCGGCGGGCAGCACCACCACCGATAGGAGCACGAGCATGAACCACGTTTCTTTCACTGAGATCATCAGCATCATGGGCGAAGATGCGAAGATGCGCACGCGCGAGATCTACGTCGACCACGTCGTGACGGTGGCACAGTCCTGGGACCACGACGACGTCGTCGACATCACCTTGGTCAACGGCGGCGTCGTATCGGTCTGGCATGACCTCGACGAGGTCATCGACCGCATCGACCGGGCATTAGCGGAGTAGGAAGTAGGCGATGACGATCAGCACCGCCCCGCCGACGATCAACTCGATCAGCGTCAGGCCGGCGTCGGGCTGGTAGATCTCCCCTTCGGCATCGAGCGTCGGTGTGGCCGGGCCCTGCGGAGGCAGGAGACCACGCTGATCCGGTGACACCGGGGTGACACGGCGAACCTGAACGATGATGATGGCGACGACACCTGCGACGGTGGTCAGCGACTTGAGGAGCCACGACGGCACGCCGTCGACGTCCTTGATCTGCTGCAGCACGTAGGTGAGTACCGCTGCGATCACCGTCAGCCATGCCAATGCGGACTTGAGCAGCACCTTGGCTCTTTCGAACAATGCTGGGAGGTTCATGCTGCCTTGCTCCCCACTCGGCCCCAGTCTGACACCGACCACGGCCGGCCGTCGGACAGGAGGCTGGTTGGCAGGTCCTCGTTCAGGAGCCACAGGCTCTTGGCGACGTGCTCGCCGAACTCGTAGGTCTTGGCGCCGCCGAAGTTGATCTGGTCCTCGAGCATCTTGACGGCAGCCGGGTCGGCGCCGTCGATCCACAGCACATCCCAGAACTGCGGATTGACGCCACCGCCCGGCGTCGGCTTGAGGTTGACGTAGCCGAGGAACGTCGTCTTGGGCTGAGTGTTGTTCAGCGTCAGTACGGCCAACTCCATGTGCTCTCCTTCGGGGGGTGGCGCCGGCGTAAGGGGGAACTGCCAGGCGTGCAGGGGGTACATCGTGGGCAGATCGAACTCGCGGCGAGCGTGGGGCAGCTCGAGCGGCTGGGCGTGCCACGGCTCGTTGTTGACGTCAGCGAACTCGATCAGCCCGAACTTGTAGCCGTCGATGCGCAGCACCGACAGGTCACCGACCATGTCGACGGCCAGCGCCCCGTTCGGGGTGGTGCCGTCCTCGTGGTACGACGAGCCCGGCGGCGCGGCGGAGGCCACGCCGGGGTTCTTGGCCCACAGATGGCCGTTGTAGCGGACGGTGCCGTTGACGTCGTCGATGTGATAGCGCGACAAGAACAGCAGCCGCTGCGCCTCGGTGGAGCGAGCCCCACCGCCGACGCCGATGGTGCCGCCGGAGTGGATCATCAGCGCCTTGATGCGCCGCCAGAACTCCGGCTCGAGGGCCTTGACGTCGACGCGCAGCTCGATCGACGACATCGCCCGTGGGATACCCGGTCCTCCAGTGCTCGAATAGCCGTTGGGGTACAGCACTTCGGTCACAGATGTCACCCTATTCGGTGACCGGCGTCTCGCCGGTGATCTCTTTCTTGGGCAGCGCCGGGTCGAGGAAGATGTAGCGGCCCATCACGTCGACCATGTGCGCGGTGATCTTGTTGTTGGACTCGACCTCGGTGGTCAGATGGTCGATCCGGGTGGCGTTGGCGATGTGCTGGGTCTCGTTGACCTCGGCCAGGTCGCGGACCTCGGTGCGGATCCCGTCGAGCTGCGGGGTGATGACGTTGTTGATCAGATGCTCGGCGCGCTTGTTCCAGCTGCGCGTGATCGGCTCACCGACCAGGCGGGTGAACACCCAGACCGTGGTGCGCCGGATCGGGGAGCGCGGGTGCCAGATCACCTTGGTCCACAGTACGCCGATCGCCGCCGCCACGGCCGCGACGAGCACGATCGCTCCACCCCAGTTGTTCAACCAGGACGGGACGGCGTTCTGCACGTCCTCGGCGAGGTAGAGCGTGATCATCTAGTGGCCCTTGATGAAGAAGTTGACGACGCCGCCGGACGGGGTGATGTCGAGAGCGGTGTTGGCGAAGCCGCCATTGCCCGACGAGCCGGTGAAGTTCGGCAGGTCGACGGCGTGGGTGTGGCCGGCGCTGGCCCCGCCGGTGTTCTGGTTGATCGTGTGGTTGTGCAGTGCGTTGGGCGGGCCGGTCACCGAGTTCAAGGCATACGCCGCGCCACCGGTGGCGATCCCGGCACCGCCGAGGTCGCCGGTCCCGTTGACGACGAACGCCGTCGTGCCGGCGTTGGGCGGGGCCTGGTGGGCGTGGGTCGGCGAGTCGTTGTTGGTCGCACCGTTGAGGTTGTGGATGTGATCGACCGAGTTGCCACCGGAGGTGACCGAGCCGTGGTCGTGGTCGATGGTGTGGGTGTGCAGCGGCAGGTTGCCCGAGGCGATCGTCTTGGGCATCGTGCCCGCCGAGGGGACCGGGCCGGCGAGGCCGCCGAGGGTGAGTGACGCGCCGGAGTCGTCCATGACCATCACCCGGTTGCGCCAGTCCGGCAGGATCAGGTTCGAGCCCGACTTCCACGCCGCCGGCGCCTTGGCCCACAGTGCAGGCAGGTTGGCTTGGGCGTTGACCAGGGTCTGGCCGTTCATCAGGAACCAGCCGGTGTCCTCCGTCGACGAGATCGAGCACTTGATGTCCCCGGCCACGTACAGCAGGGCCTGCACCGCAGCCGACAGGCCGGTCAGGCCGAGCGCGGCGTACTGCGGGATCGAGCCGTTGGAGACGATCGGCAGCCCGCTGGTGCCGATGGGCAGCTGCGAGTAGCCGAACGCCGCCGAGCGGTACGACATCGACCCGTTGGCCGAAGCCGCCGACGCCATCGCGTTGGCCTGCTCGATGGAGAAGGCGTCCATGACGTGCTCGACCGAGGCCAGGGTGAGGTGCGAGACCGCCGTGGTGCCGTCGTAGCCACGCTGCACCGTCAGCACGTTGCCGGCGCGGGCGGTGACCAGCATCTTCTCCTCGCTGGCAGCCAGCGTGGTGCGGTCGACGGTGATCACGTACGGGCCCGTCGAGCCGTCGAGGCCGAGGTTCGATCCGCTGGTCACGGTGATCGAGGTGACCGCTGCGTTGATCCCACCGTTGAGGGTGGTCGCCACCGCACCGCCGCCGTAGGCCTTGTCAATCCATTCGTTCGCCATCAGGGCCTCCTAAGCCGCAACCAGTTGCACTACGAGCAGGCCCTGCGGCCCGCGTCCGTCCGACGTCCACTTCCGTGCCCGCCACTCGAAGTTGTCGACGCGCACCCGGTAGCCGCGCGTCCCGACCCGGAACACGCAGTACCGCTTGGTCGCGTACAGGTCCTCGATCCACAGGTGCATCTCCTCGAGATCGAACGGCTGGGTGTAGCCCTCGCCGATACCAATGACGACCTTCTCGTGCACGATCAGGGGCAACACCCACTGCAGCACCGGCGGAGCCACCGGATACGCCCTGAGCCGCCAGCGGTACAGCGTCGGGGTGGACGCACCTGTTCCCGACAGGATGATCTTGACCTCGAACGACCCGACCTGCGAGCCGGCAAGGTCGATGGTCAGCTCCTCGGCATTGGCGGTCGACTCGGTGCCGACGGCCAGCAGTGTGCCCGCCCGGTCGTAGACGCGGGCCTCGATCGACTCGCCGGCGGACAGCGCCGAGAAGTTGACGTCGAGACCGATCAGCCCCTTCGGCTCGACGGTGCCCAGCGCCATCAGCCCGGAGAGGATCTCGCCGGTGCCGACGAAGGTTGTCGCCGACTCGACCCAGAACCCTGAACCGGCGACGGCGAAGCAGGTCCTCGAGCCGAGCCGGACGACGCCGGTGACGTTAGCGACCAGCGTCGTCTCGAAGATGTCATTGCAATAGGCGGGCTGCAGCGGCTGGACCTCTTGGTCCATCACCATTCGGAGCACACCTGATCTTGCGCCGGCCATCGCCGAGTAGCCGGTCCACACCTTGTTGCCGTCGGCGGTCGCGCAGCGCACGTCGCCGGGCTCGGTGATCAGCGGGCCGTAGGTGAGCGTGCCATCGCCGGAGACATCGGCGACGCGCACGCCGTTGGAGGTGCACAACACTGCCGACCCGGCAAAGCTGAGCCCGAAACGGAGCAGCTCGCCGGGCGGCAGTGGTGCCGCTTCTTGACTCTGCACGAGATTGCCGGCCGAGTCCGTCGTGGCGGTGTGCAGCTCCGAACGCGATCCGGCGAAGCCGCCGATGTAGATGCGTGAGCCGATGTTGAACAACGTCGTCCAGCGGAACGCTGCTTGGAAGTGGGTCTTGATCGTCGACACGGTGGCGCCGGTGGCGCCGATCTCTTTGAGGACGTTGCCAGTTGACAACAGCAGTCGGTTGGAGACGAAGGCGATCGAGTCGCCGGGCCCCGGAGGGGTGGCGAAGGCAGTGGAGACGGTGGCCGCACCGACGTACTTGACGGTCACCGTGGTGGTGGTGACATACAAGTCGGTGCCGTCGGAGGCCAGGCCGGTGATCGTCCCGCCGGGCGCGGTCATCGCCGTCCAGGTGACGAAGTCGGTGGTGCGGTACAGGATCGTGCCATCGGTGCCGAACACGTAGATGTCGCTGCGGATCAGCATCGGGTTGGAGTTCGTCACCGAGCGGGCGTTGCTCGTCGCGCGCAACAGCTGCAGCTGGTACGGCGTGTCCCAGGCGATCCCGAAGCTCGAGCGGTAGCGCTGGTCGTCGGACTCGGCATCGGTGTCGCCGAGCGTCTGGCCGCAGCCGTGCTTCCAGTTGTACTTGTAGCGGGCCCACGCCCCCCGGGCGTTGAACAGGCTGTCGTTGGGCTGCTCGTTGGCGACGACGGTGTCACGGAACGTGTCCTGCGCGCCGGAGCGCCACGCCGCCTCGGAGTGGTTCAGCTCGACCGGGAACGTGTAGCCGTCCAGCGTGACGGTGTCGGGGACGCAGTCGGTGACGCCGCCGGTCTCCGATGGCCCGCCGGGCGCGACCGGTCCACCACCAAGGTAGAACGGGAACGAGTAGAGCGGGGTGGGGAACGGCATTACACGATCCGGATCGGGTAGGCGTGCCGCAGCCGGCGCACCTCTGCAGCCTTGCGACGCTCGTAGCGGGCGATGCCGAGCTGCTCGATGGAGACCATCGACCCCATCGGGGTTTCCTCGGCGCGGCGGGCCTCGTCTTGTGGCTGGCGTGAGCCGCGCCCGTAGTCGCTGTTGGCGATGAGGCGGATCTGGGCGCCCATCTCGAGCACGTCGAGCATCGACGTCGGGATGTGGAAGTCGGTGACCAGGTCCTGCGCGGTGGTCATCCCGTCGCCGTGGAACGGCATCGCCACCACGACGTACACCGAGCCGTAGCGGATCGGCTCGAGGAACCGCAGCAGGATGCCACTGACCGTTGCGCCGTCGAAGGTCGAGGCGGTGCCCCGGATCATGCGGATCGGCAGCTCCGGCCAGACGACGGTGGCGTCCGAGGTCGAGGACAGCTCGTTCTGGTTGCAGCGGACCACACCGAGGCAGTCGGTCCACTCCACCGGGAGCTCGACGGTCTGCGCCGACGGGGCCACGGTGAGCGTGTCGGCCAGCGTGTAGTACAACGAGGTGCCCCACGAGTCGATCTCCGACTGCATCGCGTCGACGATGTCGAGCATCGAGAAGCGGGGAGCGATGTCGATCTGGGCCAGGTCGGCGTGGTTGGCGGCCTCCGAGTCGAGGAAGCCACGGATCACGGTGACCTGCACGTTGGACGTGTCCAACGAGATGATTCGCATCAGCTCAGTGTCGATGCCGAGCGTGACGCCGACCTGCACGCCACGCGGCAAGGCGGTCCCCAGGAACTTGACGGTCGTGGTCGAGTCGTCGATCGCCACAGCGAGGACGGCGACTTCCATGTTGTGGCCCGGGCCGAGGTGGCGACGGATCCGTTCTGCGGTACTCAGTACTCCGGTGCGTGCCATTGAACATCCTTCCGGTGGTCAAGGGCCCCGGGTTTCCCCGGGGCCCCGCTCTCGTGTGAAGCCGAGAACTAGACCAGGTCGGCAGGCATCGCCGAGTTCGGATCGAGTCCGGTCCATGCGGCCATGTGGGCTTCGCCCTTGACCTGGAAGCCGGCCTCCATCACGCACATGTAGGAGTCGGTGTCGTCGGTCTTGGCCAGGTGGGTGACCTGCATCGGTGCGAACTTGCGCATCGAGAAGCCGGCGCGGCGGACACCGAACGCGTCGGTGGTCTTGCACCAACGGTTGCGGGCCAGGCCGATCTCGCCGAACTCGGTCATCACGGACTGGGCTCGCTTGCGGCCACGAGAGGCGTCGTCGACGGTCACGGTCTGGATCCGCTCTGCGCCGGTGGTGTTGTCCAACGCACCGAACGCGGCCGGCCGGGCCATGATGAAGTCGAACTTGCCGCCGAGGTCGTAGGCCGCCTGGAGGCGGTCCTCGATGGTCTCCACCGTCAGCCAGGTGGTCGTCGTGTCGACGTTGCTGGCCAGGTAGTACTTCAACCCGCCGGTCTGACGACGCGAGGTCGTGGCATGGATGTGGCGGACGCCGTACAGCGCCGCCTGCTCGATGCCGACGCCGGCGTTGTGCATCTGGTTGACGAGCTGGTGGGCCAGCTCCGAGGGGATCCCGTACTTCGAGATCGACTGCTCGGTGCGGCTCATGGTCAGCTTCTTGGACCAGATCTGGCAGTAGTTGAAGTACCGGTCGCGGCCCTGGAAGTTCGTCGAGCCGACCGCACCTTCGATGAGGATCGAGCCGAGGCCGATGATCTCCGCGCCGATGGCGTGCGTCGCGCCGGTCGTGTTGGTCTCGGCCGCCGTACCACGAGTCACGGTCAGGATCTCGGTCGTCGTGTTGACGGCCGTGACGATCATGATTTCGTTGTCGATGCGGATGCCGTCGCCGACACTGAACTTGACCGCGCCGCCGGCGGGCGTCTGCACCGAGGTGCCGACGGCGTCGGTGAGGGCCACGGCCAGCGTCGAGCGCGGCAGCGGGGCGTTCTCCTCGAGCCAGTAGACGGTGATGTCGTTGGCTGGGGTCTGGGGCAGCAACGGCACGCCGTCGCTGTTGACACCGTGGATCAGGGGGAGATCCTCCGGGGCCAGCATGTAGATCATGCTGTCGATGTCGAGTGGGGTCTCGGTCGTCAGGTTGAACGAGAATGCGGATGGGCCTACAAGTTCCTCAGCCATAGCTGGTCACTCCTATTCGGGATTGTTCGAGTTGGCAAAATTGCGACGGATCGCCTCGATCTTGTGCTCGTGCTCGCGGTACTGCTTATGGCGAACCACGGTCCCGTCAGGATTCATCAGCGGCATCTTCGACCCATCGGGTCGTTCGTCGTAGATGATCTTGGCGTTGATCGAGGGGGGCTCGAATGGCGTGGGCCGCCAGTTGAGCGTCTTGGTTGGCGTCGCCCGTGGCGACACCTGCAACCCTTTGCCTCTCAGCCGGCAGGCGTAGTGCTCTACGCAGCCGGGCTCACAGTCTCGAATCATCCCCGGGGTCGGGAGACGGCCAAACGGTTTTGCTCCTCGGCTGCTGCGTAGTGAGCTGCAGCATCGAAGAACACTCGCTTGTCGCCCTTGACGCCGGCGCCGACCACCTGTCCCATCGCATCCGCTCGAGCAGCATCCTCGTCAGCCCCAGCGCGGATCGCCGTCTGGTAGCCCTTGAGTGCTTTCTGGACCGGGTGTTCAGTTTCCGGGGCTTCCTGTCCTGACGGCTGGCCGGAGCCGAGACCGTCGTACAGGCCCTGCCGCTGTTGCTCTTCGAGCAGGCGGGCGGGGTCCGGTGCAGGTGTTGCGTCGGGGGCCTTGAGCGCACCGATCTCGGTGGCTTCGGCCTTCAACGCTTCGAGATCTTCTCCCTCGAACGTCTTGAACAGCATCGTGCCCAGCTTGGTGCTGGTGTCGATGCCGGCCTTGAGAAACAGGTTCTCACGACGGAGGATTGCGACCTCGCTGAGAGCCTTCTTGCCTTCCTTGGCCGCTTTGCGCAGGCCTGGCAATGAGTTCTCGTCATCGAGCTCGGCTTCCTGTTCGAGTTCGTCGTCTTCTGCGGGCATTGGGTTACTCCTTGTGGGTGCCATCGCGCCTTGGCTCGCGTCACCGCTCGGCGAGGCGGTGAGATCTTTCCCGAATGCGGAGCGGCCACGTCCTCGTAGCTCCACTACCAGTGCCAGGGCCCTACCGAGCTCACCTGACGGGTGAGAAAGTAGCAGTCCCGATTCTCACAGTGGTGGACCCGTACTGTTTGGTGGTGCCACAGGACCAAGTCAACCCAGCTGCGATCTCCCAGGACCCGGCGCTGGTGAGCGCGTTCTCGCCGCACAAGCACCGAACCAACCTGCTCGACAATGGCGCGCACGTCATCAATCAGCGCGTCAGCGCCCTCACCGGGATCACCACCGACGCCGGCCAGAAAGTCGTCGATCGCTGGGCGATCAGGAACGGCGGGCTCGGCACCTACACGCTGTCACAGCTCGCCGCCGGGCCGGCCAATACCGAGTTCGTGCTGTGCTCCAAGCTGCTGTGCACCACCGCCGACGCTGCGCCGGCCGCCGGTGACTACTTGCTGTTCGGGCAGAACGTCGAGGGCTTCAATCTCCAGCACCTGTTGTGGGGCACGCCGCTGGCCAGGGCGGTGACCTGCAGCTTCTGGATCAACATGAACACGACCGGCACGTTCGTAGTCGAGCTGTTCCGCTCCGAGGGCGCCGGCAACCGCACCATCAGCGCGACGTTCACGGTCAATGCTGCCAACACCTGGGAGTACAAGACCGTCACCTTCCCGGGGGATACGACGACGGCGATTACCA